AATGACGGACAATGATGTTCGTAAAAGAATTTATGAAGAACAAAAAAATCAGATAGAACAAGATATGTCTCCGTTCGGATTTATTTCTGATGGATTAGATGATATGGAATCTTTTGTTGAACAGAGTACCGGAGACAGATGGTTATCTACTGCTCAGAATTCCGGAAATCAACCATTAGAAGTTTGGAACTTAGATGAATATGGTGATCGATCTTATATGTGGGAATATAGATAATGGATTTAGAAGAGCAATTTGAAGTAGAGCATTTATTTTTCACAGAAAGGAAATGTAGAGTTTGCGGAATAAAAAAAAATTTATTAGATAGTTTTTATAAAACAAGAAAAAATAATACACTTATCTCATCATACTCATATGAGTGCAAAGATTGCACGATTAAAAGAATTCAAGAATCTAAAAAAAGCAAAGCATATTCTAGCGAGTGGCAATATCCTGATTGGTGAACATTCATGCAGCGTTTCCCCAATTAAAATAAGCATTTTCATAAATATTTCTAGATTAATTCTGGATAACACGGAGAATAAAGATGCCGCTAAATTTAGCATCTCCTGGAATTGTAGTAAAGGAATTTGATTTAACACTCGGAAGAGTTGCTCCATCATCCAATAAAACTGGAGCAATCGTAGCACCTTTTGCTAGAGGACCTGTAGACGTACCAACATTAGTAGAAAATGAAAATGATTTATTGAATATTTTTGGTCAATCTTATGCAACTGACAAGCATTATGAAAATTGGTTAACTGCATCATCATATCTTGCTTATGGTGGATCTCTTAGAGTAGTAAGAGCAAATGATATTGGTTTAGTCAATGGAATGGTTGGTGCTGCTGCTAGCGTAAAGATTGATAGTTTAGAGCATTATAACTTATTAGGTTATGATGAAAATACTGTTGCTAATGTTGTAGTTGCAGCAAGAAATCCTGGTACATGGTCAAATGGACTTAGAGTTGCAATTATTGATTCTAAAGCAGATCAAACCTTAGGTCTTACAACTACTGGCGCTGTAGTTGGTTATGGAGTATCCCAATCAGTTAGTGGAAGGGTTAATCCTGGTGCTGGTTCTACATCAGTTTTAGATGGATACTTAAAAGGAATTATCACGGGAATTGGAACTGGAACACTTGATGTTAAAGTTCTAAGTCACGTTTCTGCTGCTGGTACAGAAACATCTGTTGATTATCAGCAAAGTGGAATTTATAGCTTCTATACTGATCAAAACATCTCAGTTTTAACCAATAGTGGTGTAGGAATTGCAACCACTACAGTTTCTACTCGTGTAGATTGGTTTAGTCAGCAAAAAATTGGGCTAACAACAAATTCTAACACTGACTGGAGCAGTATCGCACCAGCCCCTGGTACCTCTGCATACGCCTCAGCGAGAGGATCACGATTCGATGAAGTTCACGTTGTAGTCATTGATGGTTTAGGTTCAATCAGTGGCAATGCTGGAACAATTCTTGAAAAGCATTTATCTATATCAAAAGCTTCTGATGCTGAGTTCTCTGTTGGAGATCCTTCTAACTGGAGAAAATACTTAGCAAATAATTCAAATTATATTTTTGGATTAGGATCTCCAACAGGAATCGTAACGACTGGATTCACAGGTAATTATACACCTGCAACAGACAATGCTTGGGATCAACCAGCAGATGGAGTTATCTTTGCTGCCTCTGGAGCATCAAACAATGTATTATCCAAAGGTGCAGATTATGCTGGAAAGGTAAGCATTGGTACGACTGGTGCTCTTACAGCATCTCTTGGAGAATTGTCGGATGGATATGATCTGTTTGAATCTACTGATAATTACACCGTAGATTTCTTACTGATGGGATCTGCATCATATGCAAAAGAAACCGCCCAAGCTCTTGCAAATAAAATTATTTCAGTTGCAGAACTGAGAAAAGATGCTCTGGCATTCATTTCCCCTTATAGAGGTGCTGCTTTAACTGATACAACTGAGCAAGGTGCAGTAACAGTTCGTTCTGCAAGTGATATTACTACAAATCTTGTTTCATTCTATGCCCCTATCACTTCATCATCTTATGCAGTATTTGATAGTGGTTACAAATACATGTACGATAGATTTGCAAATACTTTCAGATATGTTCCACTAAATGGTGATATGGCAGGTCTCTGTGCCCGCAATGATATTAATAACTTCCCTTGGTATTCGCCAGCAGGAACAACAAGAGGTGCCATTCTGAATGCAGTTAAACTTGCATACAATCCAACAAAATCACAAAGAGACACTCTCTATTCAAATAGAATCAACCCAGTAGTCTTCTCACCTGGATCTGGTATTATTCTGTTTGGAGATAAGACTGGACTTGCTAAGGCATCGGCATTTGATCGCATCAACGTTCGTCGCCTGTTCGTTTATCTTGAAAATGCTATCTCGCAAGCAGCAAAAGATGCTCTCTTCGAATTTAACGATGAGATTACAAGAACAAACTTTGTAAACACCGTTGAACCTTTCCTCCGTGATGTTCAAGCGAAGAGAGGAATTTTTGATTATGTTGTAGTTTGCGATGAAACAAATAACACTGCTGCAGTGATAGATAGTAATGAATTTAGAGCTGATATCTTTATCAAACCAGCAAGATCAATCAACTTCATTGGACTGAATTTTATTGCCACCAAGACTGGTGTTGATTTTGAAGAAGTAATCGGAAACTTTTAATTTAGAGGTTTAAAAAACTATGGCAACCAGACAGCAATTAAATCCACCTCCTTTAAGGAAGATTACTGACTTCAAAAGTAAGTTATCTGGTGGTGGTACAAGAAGTAATCTTTTTGAAGTTGTTCTTTCTTTCCCTGACATTGCTCCAGCAGATGTTAATACCTTAGATAAGGCAAGATTTTTAGTTAAGTCTGCTGCTCTTCCAGCATCAAGTGTTACTCCTCTGGAAGTTTCTTTCCGTGGAAGAACCTTAAAACTTGCTGGGGATCGTACATTTGAATCTTGGACAATCGGAGTTATTAACGACACTGATTTTGCAATTCGTTCTGCTTTTGAAAAGTGGATGAATGCAATTAATAGAGTTTCCGATAACACAGGTGCAACTGATCCTGCAGCATATCAGGCAGATGCTTTTGTTTATCAACTTAATCGTGATGGTACCACTTTAAGAGCATATCATTTCTATGATATTTTCCCAACAAACATCAGCAACATTCCTCTAGATTATGGTACGGATTCGATTCAAGAATTCACAGTTGAAATGCAAGTTCTCTGGTGGGAAGCAGTTAAAGGAACATCTCCTGCTGCTGGTGGTGAAGACATTAACTAAATAGTAAAATAACAGTTTAAATTTATAAAATGGCGAAACTTTTTGGTTTTTCGATTGAAGATACAGAAGAAAAATCTAAATCTATAGTATCCCCCGTTCCTCAGACAGATGAGGACGGGGTTGATTATTTTATTCAATCTGGGTTTTATGGTCAGTATGTAGATATAGAAGGTGTCTATAGAACTGAGTTCGATTTAATGCGTCGTTATCGTGAAATGGCGTTACATCCAGAATGTGATGCTGCGATTGAAGACGTTGTAAATGAGGCAATTGTAAGTGATCTTTATGATTCTCCCGTTGAAATTGAATTATCAAACTTAAACGCAAGTGATAAACTAAAGAAAGCAATCAGAGATGAATTTAAATCTATCAAAGAAATGATGGATTTTGATAGAAAATGTCACGAAATTTTTAGAAATTGGTATGTTGATGGTAGATTATATTATCTAAAGGTTATCGATACTAAAAAACCACACGAGGGCATTAAAGAAATTAGATATATTGATCCAATGAAAATGAAGCACGTTCGTCAAGAGGTAAAGACGAATGGCAAAAATGGCAATCCTATTGTAAGTACTCTAACCGCAAACGCAAATCTTACTAACTCAGAAATGAGTTATTCTGATGTTGAAGAATATTTCATATATTCCCCCGCACCAAATTATCCTATGGGTTCCTTAAGTGGAGCATCAAAAGGATCTCTCAAAATTGCAAAAGATTCGATTACTTATTGCACATCAGGATTAGTTGATAGAAATAAAGGAACGGTTCTCTCATATCTACACAAAGCAA